AGTTATCGGGACAACCGATGCCTCTCCTCTTATTAACGTACGCTGTAACAACCCAGATTTTAACGCAAATATTAGTACTACTACCAGTCAAGAGTTACGGTCTGATCGTAATATTACTGATTTGGTTCGTACATCCGGCTCTTCTGAGGGATCGATTGGTTTTGAACTATCCGCCGTTGAATACGAACCTTTTATGGAGTCAGCGCTAGGCGCAGCTTTTTCAACGTTAGTAGATGTTGACCTTGCCGATATCACATATGTCGCGTCTACAAATACCTTCACCAGTGCTGGTGCAAGCTTCCCTGCAACTATTACAGCCGGTGACTTTTTAAGAACATCAGGTTTTGCTGAAGCTGGTAATAATGGTATCTTTAAAGTTACTTCAGCAAGTACATCTGCTATAGTTCATGAAGACCCATATTTACCTAATGCAGCTGATGAGGCTGCTCCTCCGACTAATGGCTTGATGAAAGGTAAATCTTTACGTAATGGGGCTGTCAAAAAGGGATTCACTATTGAACGTGAGTTTAATGACATCACAGAATTTATGTCACATGTGGGTATGCTTGTAGGTGGGATGACTCTTAATGCTGCTTCAGAAGCTATTATAGATGGATCATTTAACTTTACAGGACGTGCAACAACCGTAGCTGCGGCTACTGTTGGAACGGGTGGTCCTACCGCTGCTAGCTCTAACCCTATTATGTCTGCGGTTGCTAATGTTGGGTCTATCTATGAGGGTAACACTCTAATACCTTCTAGCTCTGTAGCTTTTAAGTCTATCAATTTAACGACTAATAATAACACTCGCGCTTTGACGGCCATCGGTGACCTGTACCCAATTGATATTAACATGGGTTCATTTAATGCTGAGTTTGCAATCGAGGCTTATTTTTCAGATTCCAGTTTACTTGATAAGTACTTAAATGGTACGGCTACAGAACTATCTTATAACTTTACAGATGATGATGGCAATACGATTCTTATTGATGCCCCACAGGTTAAGTATAGTGCTGGTAGTCTTACAGGTGTAACACTGAACTCAGATGTTATGCAGAGTCTAACAGGTATGGCTCTTTATGACCCTACTTGGGGATATGCTCTACAGATTAGTTATCTTCCTGCTTAATAAGTAAGTAATTAACTAAGTTGTCGAAAAAGCCCCCTGAGGGGGCTTTTTCTTTGTCTGAGTCTACAGCTATTGACAACCCCCATATTTTACTGTAAAGAATAATTTTAACCCTAAATGAGGTACTACAAATGAAACTAAGTAAAATAAAACGCGACACAAACTCTGCCGAGAACGGGGTATGGATTACAAATGCCATGGGTGATATAGACTTACTAATTGCTTCCATGTCAAATAAAAGATACACCGAGATGTTACGTGCGGCAGTAAAACCTTACAAGCGTACTTTGTCTACATTGAGTGATGACTTTATTAAAGAACTACAGAATAAATGTATTGCTAAGACAGTCCTTCTGGGATGGCGTAATATGGAAGCTGAAGATAGTACTGAGGAAGAGCCTAAGTATATTGATTATACCATAGAAGCGGCGCGTGAGATTCTAGAAGACCCTGAAAACCATGAATTTCGTGAATTAGTAGTTACCCTTGCTGAAGAAGAAGAAGTATTCCGCAAGGAGGATGTTGAGGCTGCGACGTTTCCGGCTGGTTGAATGGGTAGTATGGCGATATAAGTACGGTGCCGATTATGAGTTCCATGTAAAGATGGAAATTGAAAACTTCAGTAACCCGAGTTATGTTTTGCCTACAGCCTTAGAGAGCATGCCTGAGTTAGATACTATTCTGGATACCCCATACGTCGAGGCTTTCTACATGTTGGATAGTAGTAGACCCGTTGGTTTTGGCCTAGGTATGATCCCGCTGAGTGAAATAACAAACTTATGGGATCGTATAGAGCTTGGGGATGAAGAGGAATTTATACGTATTATACAGGGTGCTGATATGGCGTACATAAAGGCTTATAACGACGACCCTAAGAATAAACCTAGTACTTAAGAAGAGAGAATATTATGATGCAAACAGAAATAGTCAAGGGAGCCGTTAGGTTCCGTTACCCATGGAAATCCCTGTCTGAAGTAGGGTCATCTTTTGTCATCCCAGCTGATAACGAGAGAGGCGTGGCCAATGCCAGACAGCTATGCTATGCGGCCAATAAGTCTGCTAAAGATAAAGGCTCACCAATCAGGTATAAAGCCGGTAAACAATCAGACGGGTCAGTTATTGTAAAAAGAATGGCCTAGTAGCCTTCTTGACATCTCCTTAGTTTTTTGGTATGAGTGGTAGGTTATTCAACCTACCTAGGCATAGCTGTGACCCAAGATACCCTCCCGATTAAGATAGTCATTATACCTCCCAGTGCTGGGCAGGTTACCCGTGCTATGGCTGATATTGAGGCCAAGGTAAAGGCTAGTGGTGCTAGAACCAGAAAAACTAGTAACCAGAATGATGAACTCATTTTTAACAGTACTAAACGTGTTCGTAAAAATATACTGGATATGTATAAACGTGAAGAAAGAGAGCAGAAAGCTCTTGGCATGCGTAGGTTTAAGAATGAACAAACTGTAAACAGAGCTATCCTAGAAGATACTAAAAGAACACAGTTAAAGATTGCAGCCCAAAAAAAGGCAGCCTCCAAAGCAACGTTTGCTGACCCCTCAGCAGGTATATTCAAAGCTGCGGGTATCAAAGGGTCTGGTCAACGCATTAAAGAAATCAATGCCCTCAAACGTGCACAGCGACAACTACGCACAGAATTAAAGGCTGGTATCATCACTCGCATGCAGTACAACACCATGTTGGGTGATACACGTAAAAGAATGAATCTGCTTAATCGTGGTGATGTCCGAGCAAGAAACATGTTTCATCAACTCATAGCCCGAACAGCCTCATTAACTTTCGAGTTAACAGGTGCCGTGTTTGGGTTAGTGTCTATGGGTGCAGCACTAAGTTCCCCAGCTTTAATAGGTGTCGGGTTCCTTCGTAAAATGGAGGACACAAAATTAGGTATCACAGGTATCATGTTAGCTATGGGGGAGGCTAATGGTGAAGTTCTAACATTTGCTCAAGGTCAGGCGGTTGCAGAAGAACAAGTAGCAAAATTGGCAATATCTGCTATGAGGTTATCTGGTACCCTAACAGATTTTACTAGGTCGTTTCAAGCTATACTGGCTCCCGGTATGGCTGCGGGTATGACCTTAGATGAAATTCGTAAAATAGCTACTGCAGGTACTGTAGCCGTTAAGACCATCGGTCTTGATTCCCGTCAGGTAGTACAAGAAATTCGTGATTTAGTGGCTGGAGGTATCCAAGCCGCCTCCTCAACCCTAGCTACATCTCTGGGTTTAAAAGATAGTGATATAAAGAAAGCTAAATTATCTAGTGAAGGCCTCTTTACATTCTTGATAGCTAAATTAAAAGGGTTTGAAACAGCTGCAGAACATAGGGATAAAACTTTGTCTGGTAAGATGGAGCAGACTTGGGAGGCCTTTGTTATTGGTATGTCCAAGATATCAGGACCTGTGTTTGAGGAGCTAAAATTCTTGTTTAACGACTTATTTGATATTATAGGAAAGTTTGATGAGAAAACAGATGTCTTTGAATTCAAAAAAGAGTTCCTTGATGGACTTAGATGGTATGTTAAAGGTCTAGCTGAAGGATTAGAAGTTTTAAAGAATATAGTACTTTGGATGTATAAGTGGAAGAAAGAGATAACCATCGGTCTAGGTCTATTTGCAGGGTATAAAATTCTAAATTCTAAAAGTTATTGGTGGTTCTATACTTAGTATGGCGCTGAACATGGTTGGAGTTATAGCTCATGAAAGAAGGCACATTAGCCTCTTGAGAAAAAAGAATACCATAATAAAAACCATACGGGCAAACGCAGCTGCTGCTGCTGTAACCCAAGCTGCCGCTACAGGAGGTGGAGCTGCAGTGGGGGCTGGAGCTTTAGGAGGCTTTATGGGTAGCCTAGATAAAGCTAAGTCTGCCAGTAAAAGTTTCTTTAAGAGAGGACTGCCTGCCATGTTAGGTGGTTTAGGCAGAATGGCGTTGGCGGCTGTCGGTCCTATTGGGATAATGTTTGGGATTCTTTGGGGTGCCTACTCACTTTTTAAATTTGAATCAGATATAGATAAGTTAAATAAAAAACTAGATGAAGTTGGTGGAGGGGAAACTGCTAAGGGCAAAGTTATTTTAGCTGAGGAGGCTCTTAAGGATAAGGCAAAACTGATACAGAAAGAGATAAAAATAAAACAGGGCTTAGCTAAGGACTTGAGGGATACAGAGTATACTGATG